ATCTTGCACAAACTGTGGGAGCTAGTGCATTGTTTGATACTAATTTAGCAGATGGAACTAAACTTGGAGATCATCCAGTTATGATTAAAGCATTTGCAGATTTAGCAGCAAAAATGGGAGAAGATAGTATTACGCAATCTTCTGGACCAATATACCAAACACCAGCTCAAATAGAAAAAGAAATTGGAAATCTAACGCAAGTTGGATCTGCTTATTGGGATAAACACCATCCTAATCATGGAGCAGCTGTTGAAGAAGTTTTAGCTTTACGAGAAAAAAAAAATCAAGTATAGCTGAAATATCGGGATAATCGATAGACCCCGAAAGACATTAGGAAAGACTAACATCTAAAAGATGTAAAAGCCAGGTTTCGACCCGCAAGGATAATCAGCCGTTTAACTTAAATATAAACATAACCAAGAGGAGAATAGTATGTCTATTCAAATAACTACTTCTTTTGTAGAGCAGTATAGTTCAAATGTATCTATGCTTTCTCAACAAATGGGAAGTAAATTAAGAGGCTCTGTGGATGTGGAAAATATCAATGGCAAAAATGCGTTTTTTGACCAAGTGGGAGTTACTGCTGCTCAATTAAGAACGAGCAGACACGGAGACACCCCACAGATCGATACCCCCCATTCGCGGAGAAGATTGAGCTTGGCAGATTATGAGTGGGCTGATTTAGTTGACGATGTCGACAAAGTTAGAATGCTTGTGGATCCAACAAGTTCATACGCTAAAGCAGCGGCAGCGGCTATGAATAGAGCAATGGATGATGTTATCATAACTTCATTCAACGCATCTGTAGCAACTGGTGTAGCTGGTGGCGCATCTACGGCTTTACCTTCAACGCAAAAAACTGCAACTTCAGATCAATCAGATGGTTTGACTATTGCAAAACTTTTGTCTGCGAAGAAAATCCTAGATAACAACGATGTAGATCCATCTTTAAAGAGATACATTGTTTGTGGACCGCAACAAATATCAGATCTATTAGGAACTACTTCAGTTACAAGTGCTGACTTTAATACAGTTAGAGCTTTATCAACTGGAGAAGTAAATTCATTCCTAGGATTTGAGTTTATAATGTCAACAAGACTAAACAAGGATGCAACTAACACTACTGACAGATTAGTTTTTGCTTATACTGAAGATGCTATTAAATTAGGTATCGGTAAGGATATTGGAGCAAAAATTTCTGAAAGAGCCGACAAGAGTTACAGTACACAAGTATATTACTGTATGACTTTAGGTGCTGTCAGAATGGAAGAAAAGAAAGTTGTTCAAATCCCTTGTCACGAAGCATAATAGGAGGATAGAAATATGGGAACTAAAAATACTGATCTAGTAGCAAATTTCGAAGCGTCTCCTTCAGTTGCTAATAGTGCTACTGAACTTCATGGTGTTCTACGAACAGCTCATGGAACAGTTGAACTAGCAAGTGGCGATAGTGACGATAACGATATTGTTATGTTAGCACCAATCCCAAGTAAGGCTGCTGTACCAAGTTTATTTATTGGTTCAGACACACTTGGCGGTTCGTGTACTTTCAATGTAGGAATATACACTTCAGCTGGCGTAGTTAAAGACGAAGATGTATTCGCAACTCTAGTAGCTGATGAAGCTGCTATGGCGGATGTTCGTTTTGAAGCTGCTAATATAGATACAGCTGGAAAAAAGATGTGGGAATTAGCTGGAGACAGCTCTGATCCAGGCGGATATTACTATATAGCGGCTACAATGGCTGCTGATGGTCAAACTGCTGGAACTATGTCTTGGAACATTTCATACGTTGTAAATTAATACAATAAAATTTTAGGCGGGGGAAGCGAGAGTAGATCCCGCCTAGAGTGCATGACAAAAAAAAATTGATAAACCAAAACTTGTATTACACTTTAAGAGTGGCAATCATATTTATAGATATGTTTTAGTTGATCGATTCAAACACGACAATAAAAACCACTATGGTTTTGATACGAAGCAAGAATTAACTGAAGCTGAAATATTTGCTTTGGTTAAACCAAGAAAGTTAAGACGTAAATATATAACAAAGGAATAAAATGGCTAAAGTAGCAAAAAGTAAAACACTACCTAAAAATAAAAAATTAGCAGCAATGTATGGTAACAAAAATAAAATTACCAGAGGCGATATTATTACA